CGTTGACGAAGGTGAGGTTGTGCGTGGTCATCAGGTCACCACCATTCCGACCTTGGTGGCCGTGCTGAACGTCGAGTTAGTAAGGGTGAGCACCTGGGTTCCGTTCCTCTGCACGGTGATGTTGCTTCCGGAGAATGCGACTGTGATGCGGTCCCCGTCCAGGAAGGTCTGGGAGTAGGCGTAGGTGGCGACCCAGGATCCGGCCTCGATGCGGTGGAGTCCTGTGCGGCCCGCTCGCCAGTAGTTGGAAGCGTCCTGGAGCCGGAACACCACTCCCTGCCGCAGGGCGTTCGACGGGCTGGTGAGGAACGTTACTGCCGCTGTTCCGTCGGCGTGGCCGGGAACGGTGGCGATGGACGACGTGGTGCCGACCGGGTAGGCCGCTCCTCCCGCGTAGCCACCCGAGGTCCACTGGCCAAGCGTTTCGGTCCAGGAGGCGCCGCCCAGGTCGGTGGTGCGGGTGGTCCAGTCGCTCCAGCCCTGGCTGAAGGAGTCGAGCACGGTGTACGCCGGGACAGCGTCGGAGTACAGGGAGGTGATCAGCGCGCCGTGGGAGTCGTAGTACTCGACGAACGGGTACACGTTGACCTGCTCGCCGGAGTACGCCTGCGCGTAGCCGGACAGGCACATCTGCACACGGTCGTCGTAACCCAGCGGCGTCCACTGAGCGTTAGCCGTCGGGGTGGCCGGTGGCGCGACGTTCAGGGACGCGGTGAGGGCCTGGTAGACGCGGCCGTGGTAGATGACCATGTCGCCAGGCTGGTAGTCAGCGTTGTTGTCCCACACCTGCCAGGTGTACGGGATGGGAACACCGAACAGGACCGGCTGCTGCGGGTCCATCGTCGCCTGACCCAAGAGACGGCCTACGGAGCGGACACCCATCGTGGCGACCGAGCCTCCGGAGTTGGTGTTGCGCACCCACAGCGCGTTGCCCGCCTTGTCGTTGGAGTTGGTCGGGTTCTGCACGCCGATGCCCACCAGGACGCCGTTGGTGCCTGGGGTGACGCCTGCGGTGAAGGAGATCTCTTCCCAGCCCGCGACGTGTCCGTTGGCGTCGACCAGGGTGGAGTCGGTGCCGTAGGAGACGACGGTCCAGTACGCGTTGGAGGTGTTGGTGCCGGTGGGTGCCTGGGCCTGTCCGTACGCGCCGGAGGAGCCCGCCTGGTACAGGTACGAGCCGAACCCCACCTTCTCCCCGGCGGCGTAGTTCACGCCCGAGTCCCACTGCGGGAACGTCGGGTGGTCGAAGTCGGCTTGGTCGTCAGAGAGCATCAGGTTGTCGCCGATGCTCAGGTCGGCGTCGTAGCCGGTGGTCTCGGAGATGATCGAGCGGATCTGCTCCAGGGTGCCCTTCTGGCGGCCGAGAGTGGCTGCGTCCCGCACGCGCTGCCGGAAGAGGTAGGCCGGGGCGCTGGCCTCGTACTGGATCCCGAACTGGTTGGCCAACTGGGCGATGTTGTCGAATCGCGTGTGCATCGCATCGTTGGTGTACCGGTTGGAGTCGTAGTAGCTCTTCACGATGTCGAACCCGAACCCGAAGATCGACAGGAACGGGGTCAGGTAGGGGTTGAGCGTGTTGGAGTCGTCGGTGACGTTGTTGCCTGGCTGGACGTCGACCTTGTAGTGGTCGGGGATCAGGTCGTAAAGCAGCTCGGTGTAGCCGTTGTTCTTCGGCATCAGGCACGAGACGGTTCCCGCCCGGGACCACTGGCCGGACGCGGAGATGAAGATCGTGTAGTACAGCCAGTGCCCGCCGACCACACCCTTGTCGGAGAACGCGGTAGCGGCGTGGCCCTGGTCGAGCAGGATCTCGCCGTCGTTCTCGTTGACCGCCCAGCCGTACCGGTTGCGGATCAGCCGCAGGCGGTCCCACGTACCGGCCGGGGCCTTCCAGTCCAGCAGCACGGTGGAGTAGTCCACGGGCGTGGCTGTGAACGGGCTGACGTCGAAGTCGGGATGGATGTCCGTCCCGTATTTCGACAGCCCGTAGATGGAGACGCCGTACGTTCCCACCTCACGCCTCCCGGATCATGACCGCGCTCAGGTGCAGGTTCTGAAGTTGCAGGGTCTTGGTGGTCAGCGGGTGGTAGAGGGTGAGGTCGATGGCCTTGCCTGCCGTGACCCACCCCTGCCAGCCGATGTGCATGTGGGAGTTTCCGTCGGAGATCGGAGGGAGGTCCTGGGACATCACCTGGCTGCCGCCGACTGCGATGTTGATCTGCCGGTCGGCGCCCGTGGCGTTCGAGCCGGTGGCGTTGGCCCACATGACGCGGCCGAAGACGATCCACCAGCCGGTGCGGTTCGCGGTGATCGAGTGTCCGTTGAACAGTCCCTCGGGGTCCTGGGCCGCCGACGGCCGGGTGAAGGAGATCGTCTTGGTCGCGCCTCCCTTGACGGTGTCGGACGTCTTGGACACGTAGCACGCGGGTACGCCGTGGCCTCGCTGGATGGCGTCGAGCCGTGCCGCGACGGACGCGTAGGTGTTGGTCTTCATCTTCAGCCCGGTGTCCTGGTGCGGGTTGATGCCCAGGGTCTGCTGAAGGGCCAGCACCTCGTCCTGAAGGTTGTTGACGTGGGACGCGTCGATGTCCTCCACCAGGTTCTTGTGTACGGGAAACGACTTGTACTGCTTCGGGTAGACGGCGGCCATTAGCCGATCCCTCCGGTCATGGTGATGTTGGAGATGTTGCCGACCTTCGGGATCTCCCACGCACGGAAGACAACGTCGGCGGTACCGGTCTGCGCGGCATCCGCGCGGGCGACCATGGGGATGTTGACGTAGCGCACGCCGTCCACCGCGAGGATGGCCTTGTAGAAGTCGGAGAGGGTCAGGCGCATACCGAAGTCGACGTTGGCGAACGACAGCATGCTCTTCAGGGCCTGCTGCACGTCGTAGAGCACGGAGGCCCGGGAGTATCGGGGCCAGCACTCGACGACGATCGGGCTGGAGGATGTACCGACGTTCACGCTGACCGTGGTCGGGCCGGAGACGGTGACCGTGGTCCCTGCCAGGGCCTTGGCCTGGAGGGTGGACTGCACGTTCTGGATCGTGGTCGTGCTCGGGGTACCTCCGTCGGAGCCGATGGCGAACACGCTGATGCTGGTGTACGTCGAGGCGACTGCCTTGGCCCGGACGATGCCGGGGATGGTCAGCGCCAGGTCGGAGAAGTCGGCGAGGGTCACGCACCTGTCCTGGGTGCGGAAGATGCGCGGGGCGTTGGCCCGGATCTGGTCGTTGGTCTCGGGGTCTGCTCCGCCGGTCATGGCCGAGGAGATCGCGCTGCCGTCGGAGTTCTGGGAGATGGTGACGCCAGGCAGGTCCGAGGCGGCGATGGCATTGACCACGCCCGCGTTCACGTTGCCGACCGACCCGCCGCCCACGCGATAGGTCGCGTAAATGGTCAACTGGTTGGTGGGGATGGCTCCGTTGATGTTGTCGCCGAAGCGGATCCAGGTCGCGCCGGAGTCGTCCAGGAACGTCGTGAACACCTTGTCGGACGGGTCGGCGTCCACCAGGTAGTTGATGTATGTCCACTCCGTGAGGGTGTCGACGTCGTCCACGTACACGCGAACCGTGCCACCGATGACGGGTACGTCGGGCAGCCGGAACTCCTGCACAGGCAGGCCTGAGCTGGTGCCGACGTTGACCTGGGTGCGAGTGACGCCCTGGGTGACCGCTACCGTCGCGGTGCCTCCGTTGAAGGGCACGGTGATGTCGGTGTTGGTCTCGTACGTGATCGGCGAGTCGATGGACTCGACATAGTCGGTGACGACCTGGGTGCCCGCAGGCACGGTGACGGCCGGGCCCGGGTTGGATGTCTGGAAGGTGACGGTGCCGGTGGCCGGGACGCCGTTGGAGGGGCTGTACCCGAGCAGGTCGGATATCTGGAGCAGGGACAGCCGCTGCGTCGCGGTGGGCAGGAAGGACTCCTGCTGGAGTCGGTCGCCGTAGTAACTGAGACTGTCGCCGAGGTAGGCGAACAGCTCGACCAGGAGCACGCCGAAGTCGCCCTCGGAGGAGGGCACCCACTGGGGGAAGGCACGCGAGGCGTAGTCCAGCAGGGAGGTCTTGAAGCCCTCGTAGTCCCTGCTGGTGTAGTCGATCGCCGGGACGTCTGGGTTAGCCACTGATGACCTCGCTTACGGTGCCACCCACGCGGACCACGGCGGTGTTGGTCTGGAGCGACAGGCTGGAAGGGGACGACCCGGCCTCGCGGCGCATGTAGTCGACCTCGATACGCGCGAGGGACATCTGCGAGGCGTCCGGGATAGGGGTCGCCTTCTGGAGCACCACGCCGGGCTCATAGGTATTGAATGCCGTGGTTACGGCACGGCTGATCTCCTGCGCGACAAAGGCCGCGTCAGGGTCGAACAGCAGATCAGCCACGGGAACCCCGTAATCCGGGAGCATGACCCGCTCCCCCGGCTGCGTGCCGATGAGCGCATTCACATGCTGGGCGATCTGCCTGTCCGGATTCGTCTCGACGGCGATTGTCCCGTCGGACGCTAGGCGAAACGGAAATGCAATCTCGGTAGGCATGCTTGCATTCTCCCAGGAATGTCTACCGAGATTGCAGTTCCGTTCTCAGATCAGAAACCCGGGAACGCTATGGCAGCGTCCGCAACAACCCGCTCGTTGTTCGTAGCAAGGTCTCCGTCGATCTGCTGTCGCGCGGCGTTGTAGTCCACCGAGGCCTGGTTGTACCGGGGGTTCACCGCCTCCTGGTTCTGGTACTGCTCCCATCCGATCCAGTTGTCCCGGACGTACGCCTTGAACGCGTACGCCAGGAGTTCGGTGTCACCCAACTCGGTGTCGGTGTAGATGCCGTGGAAGGCGGTGGCCACTCTCGGCCAGTACTCGTCGGGAATGGTGATCGTGATGTCGGCCATTAAAGGGACGTCCTCACTACTTCGTGTATGTGATTTTGAGTTGCGGAGGGTGGGTGTCACCGACACCGTCGAAGATCCCGTAGTAGGTCTTGTCGGTGCTGGAACCAAGATCCGCACCCAGCGTGATTCCACGATACGGGGTCGTAGCGTTCCAAGTTGAATTCCAGGACGACGGAAGGGTTACCCACTTACCGGCACCTACCGGCCACGAGGTGACCGTCAGGTTATTGGCCCAGGTGACACCCGAAGGGATATTCAACTGCGTGTGAGCGCCGATATGTGCCGTACCACCACCGTTGTAATACCAGTGGTTGGCGTAGAGGTATATCTCGACCTTGGAGACCTTCGCCGAGGAACCCATGTCGGTGTACGGCTGGGAGCCGAATCCGACCATCGACTTCTGCGTGCCCCAGGTGCCGGAGTAGTAGCCCTGGTACATGGTTCCGTCGGTGTTGCCCGCGTTGCCGAAGCGCCGGGACCAGACAGCGTTGTAGGTCTTGGTGTACGTCTTGGTCGCCGTGACCGCCGCGCCTCCTGTGTTGTAGACACCGCCCTCGGGAACGGCCGGGCCGATGTCCTCGACGTAGAAGTCCGAGGACTGCGCGGGGTTGTAGTTGCGCAGGCCCCAGCCGGTGGCGTTGCCCGAGTGGATGGTTGCGGTCCACAGGATCCGGTGGTCTCCAGGGGCCAGGGCCGTGGTGCTGCTGTACAGGCCGCCCGCGTCGGAGGAGCAGACGATGATGCCCTCCGTGGTGGTGGTGCCGTCCGTACCCCCGCCGTCGTAGTACATGCCGAAGTGGCGGCAGACGATCGGGTCCGTCACTCTCGGGCTGGCCCCGGTAGGGCTCCAGATCGTGCACCCATTGACCGTCGCTGCCGTGGCGGCGACGTTTACTCGGTTCTCCAGCACCTGGTTGCCCGTACCGCCGTTGAAGTCGAACTGGGACCGGGCGACGATGCGGTACATCCGGCCCTCGACGGCCGTGAAGCCCAGTTCGATGAGGCCGGTTTCCGTGGTGTAGTAGGTCGAGGCGGTCGGCCTACTGGTCCAGCCGCGCTCGTAGGTGACCATGCCCCAGGGCATGTTCCACAGCAGGTCGGAGAGTTCCTTGCCCTGGTACCAGAGTTGCCCGGTGGGGTCGTCACTGGGCGCGCCAGCAGGGCGCTGCGGGGTCCACAGGGAGTTGAATGTGCCGACGCCGTTGGAGTCGATGGCCGCCTTTCCTCCCGCGAAGGTGGCGTGCGCGTTGGACGAGGTGAGTTCTGTTTGCAGCGAGCCGTCGGGGCCATAGAGCCGCACTCCGCCAGCGGAGATGTCCGTGGCACCGTAGCCCTCGCGCATGACGAGGACGTCGTCCACGCAGATGTAGGAGAACGACGTCGTGGACAGTCCATAGGAGCCGGGGTTCAACTGCTGGAAGGTCACCCGGCCATACAGGGCGCCGGTCGGGACGATGCCCTCGAAGATGTCTTCCACGTAGGACGCGCTGTTGTAGGTGATGTCGTTGGCTCCGGCCAGCATGTCGGTCCAGGTGACCTTGTCCGGGCTGGTCTCGAAGGTGACGTGCAGGTGGCCGATGCCGTAGTACCAGTACCGCAGCATGTAGGTGTCGCCCGCGACGACCGGGAAGGGGTCGCTGGTCGCGGTCGCGGTGCCGGTGTTGTTCACGCCCAGGGCGAGCTTGCCCTGGCCGGAGCGTGCCGGGTAGCCGCCCTGACCGATCTCGATCTTGGCGGCTGTGGTGGCCAGGGTGCTGTCGCTCTGGGTCAGGGTCCAGCCGGGGCGGGCGGTGTCCTCGAAGCCGCCGTTGGTCACCAGGTTGCCGGTGACGGAGCCGAGGGAGAGGTGCTGGGCGTTGACGTTGCCGAGGTTGATGTTGGCCGAGTTGACCTGGCCGGTCTCGACGACCTCGATGGTGAAGACGTCCACCTCCGCCGTGCCGGTGCCTCCGTTGTAGTTGAGGTACAGGCAGGGGCTGATGTACTTCACGTTCTGGTGCAGCCGCATGGGGCTGGTCGGGCTGTTGTTGGGGCCTGCGTCCCCGGCTGCGGCGGTGCCCTTGATGTACCCGGTGTAGGTCACCCATCCGCCGCCTGCGGTCAGCGGGATGGCCCGCGCTGCGGCGTAGGCCTGGCTGCCTCGGGTGTTGGAACCGGCGATGTTGACCAGGGTCACGCCGTCGGATGCGATTCCGGTAACGCCCGCGTAGAAGACCTGGTTGGTGCCCGGGGTGCCGTTGGCGACGGTCTGCCGGACGCGGCAGGTCACGCGGTAGGTCACGGTGGGGTCGAAGGGGATGAGCAGGTCCGGGCGGTAGGCGCCTTGGACGTAGCCGACACAGCGCATGATGAAGCCGCCAGAGGCCGCGTCGGTGACGGCCACGGTGGTCATCGTGCCGGGGCTGGCGTTGTTCCACTTGTTGGCGCTGTTGCCGAAGTCGTAGAACTTCTGGCCGACGGTGGCCTGGAGTCCGGCGGACAGTTTGTCGACGGTCAGCGTTCCGGCCTTGATGTTGGCCGCGTCCAGGTTGGTGACGTTGACCAGGTTGGCGTCGAGCGTGCCCGTGACGATCGAGTTGCCGCTGATTGTCGTCGAGGTCGGGATCTGCGTGTTGTTCAACTGGTTCGCGGGGACGGGGACACCCGCGCCGATGGAGCCGGTTACCGTGGTTGACGACGAGGCGCTGGTAGCGGACGTAGCCGATGTGGCGCTGGCCACCGTGCCGTTCACGTTCCCGCCGGTCACCACCAGGTTCGTCGCGTCGATCTGGGATGCAGACAGCCTACCGACGGTGATCTTGCTGGCGTCGATGCTGGCGATGATCCCGCTCTGGGCCGTGATCGTTCCGGCGGCCATCTGGTTGGCCGTGATCGTGTTCGCCGCGATCTGGTTGGCGGTGATGGTGTTGGCTGCGAGCCGATCGCCCGTGATGGACCCGGCCAGGATCTGGGTAGCCGTCAGAGTCCCGGCGGTGATCTTAGAGGCGTCCAGCGATCCGGTCGCGATGCGCGCGGCGTTGAGCGTACCGACGTTGATCTTACCTGCGTCGAGGTCGGAGATCTTGGCGTTGTTGATGGCCGCGTCGGCGATCTGCGCGTTGCCGATGGCTCCGTTGATGATCTTCGCCGAGCCGATCGTGGCGTCAGCCATCTGCACGCCGGTCACCGCGTTGTTGGCGATGTTCGTGGTGCCCACGGCCAGGGCCGCTAGCTTGCCTGCCTCGACAGCCCCGTTGGCTATGTTCGCGGCCAGGACGGCGTTAGCCGCCAGCTTGGTGTTATCGATGGCGCCGACCGCGATCTTCGCCGCCGACAGTGAGCCGTCGAGGATGTCCTGCGCGAGGGCCTGCTTGGGGGTTCCCGAGTTCGAGCCGGACGGGGCCGAGGCGATGCCGACCTTGGAGTAGGCGATCAGCCGGTAGTAGTAGGCGCTGGCGTAGTTCTGGATGGAGTCGTACAGGAAGTCCGGGCCGGGCAGGGTGCCGATCACGACGGGGTTGGAGAACGCCGAGGTGGTGTCCCGCTGCACCTGCACGTGGGAGAAGATCGCGGGCATTGGCGTGCCGGTGTTGTCCTTGCCGTCCCAGGTGACCCGCAGGCCGCCGAGCACGCCGACGACCCCCGGCGCGGAGGGCACCGGAGGTGGGGTGGACGCTGACGCCGTGGTGATGTTGGCGCTCGCCCACAGGGAGGTGTTGTTGCTGGTGTCGAAGGCCGCGACCCTCACGTAGAGGGCCACGCCGGTATTAAGTCCGTCGAGGAGGACCAGGTCCTCCGTGGTGACGAAGCCGCCGCTCCAGTTGCTGTTGTCGTAGGAGGTCTGGAGCAGGTAGTGGGACAGGTCGGTGAGGGCGGTGCCGTCCTGGTTCTCCGTGGGCGGGGTCCAGCTCGCCGTCACGCGGGCCCGGGTGGCTCCCTCGTTCGTGACGTACTGCACCGTGGTCAGGGTGAGTGCCGTGGGCTCCTTGGGCGGTAGGGCGTCCAGCGTTCCTCCGCTGGGCAGATCGTCGACCTGGTCCTGAACGGCCTTGATACCGAGCGGTGCGTAGACCGGCTTGGTGATGTCACCGCCGGAGAACTGCACCCACAGCGTCTGGCCGATCGGCGGGATCGTGTTGGTCGGGGAAGCGGGGGCGGCCCAGGCGCTTTCGGCGTTTCCGAGTACCTGCGGAATGAGCAGCGTGACTCGGGCTTCGTTCAGCGGGTCCTGGTTATTGGCAACGCTCGCCCGGTACATTCCCAGCACCGGATCAGCCGACATTGATGTCCTCCAGAAGACTCGATTCCCAGAACTGCTTATTCCTCAGCACAGCCGGGACGGTGTCGAACTTGAATCGCTTGTTCGCATCGCTTCGGAATGTTACCTCGTAGGGCTGGTCCCTTTCCGCATCGACGGTCGTGGTGAACACCCATCCGGAATTGCTCTTGTCCCGGTTGATGATGTGCTTGGTGCCGGTCACCATCCACCGGCCGGTCCGGTCCGGAGAAAGGGAACGACCGGTGATAGCGACCAGCGTTCCCGGGGCGATCTTTGCCGTGCCGTACAGCGTGGCCTGCATGGTGATCCAGCCACGCGAGGCGAGCGTGCGGGCTTCCATAAGCGCCTGCGCGTCCGCGTAGTTATCTACGGCCCGAGCGGTCGTTATGGAATTGAGGAATGCAGTCGTCCCGGTATTCGACGCAGACGAAGCCTTGATCACCCTGCCGGTTTTCGCGTCCAGTCCGGAGATACTGCTGGTGCCCGTTGTGCCGTTCTGGCGGGGAACCATGGTGCCTGCGAGGATCGACAACTCCCGGAGGGTGTCCATCACCCCGGGCTGCTGATTCTTGGAGAACACCGGGATGTTCTGGGCCTTCTGTCCCAGAAGGAGGACGCGCGGGTCGAGGAAGTAGAGCGTCGTCCCTTCCACCCAAAACCGGAAGCCGACTTCCTGGGCCAGGTCCTGGAGGAGTTTGAAGTCGCTCTGTCCGCTCTGCGCCCAGTAGGTGAGCCTCCGGGAGGACGGGGAGATGACGGTACGCAGCCCGCTCTGGCGTCCTACCTGGCGGACGATGGAGGTGGGGCTGACGTTCTTCCATGACCTGGTCCGCTGGATGTTCAGCGGCAGGCTGGTTCCGATGCACACGTAGCGTGTGGTGACCGTCTTGGAACTGTTGCTGGCCAGTTCGCTGGAGTGGTGCACGTAGCCGTACCAGCGGACGATGTCGTTGGGGCTGCGGCCGTAGTCGAGCACGACAGGGGCCAGCTCGGGGTAGGCCGAGCTGGCGGCGCTGGTCGTCACGTCCACGATCGCCATGGAGTGCGTGCCGTAGCCCTCGCGGACCTCGACGCGCTTGATGCGGTTGGTGACCTTGTTGCCGGAGATGGTCAGGCCGGTGACGGGGGTCGGCTCAGGCATTCGGGATCCTGATGATCTGCCCCGGCGTCAGGACGGTCCAGTCCAGTACCTCGGGGTTGGCGTCGGCGATGTTCCACCACATCCGTGCGTCGCCGAAGTACTGCACGGCGAGCAGGTCGATCCGGTCGGCGCCGGTCAACTGGTGGTAGGTGAAGTTGAACGACCACTCGCGCTGCTGGCCGGGCACGATGGTGAGGTTCGTGCCGCGCCCGGAGGCAACCAGCGTGAGGGTCGAGTCTGCGTACCGGGAGTCAGCGGAGATCATCGTCCACCCTTTCCGTTTGCCCCTTTAGAGAAGTCGTCCGGGGTCATTCCTGCGGGGAGCCTTCCGAAGGACACGAATTCTCCGCCGCCCTTCGGCTTAGGAAGCAACTGCATAGTGATGGACACCTGGCATCGGGACGGGATCATCTGCTGATTCCAGTGGGTGTACTGGATGTCGAGTTCCTGGATGATGCCGTAGTAGTTCAGGGTGTCACCGACGACGAGATACACCGGGACGTACAGCATGGGACCGGCAGCGTCGAAACTGAACTGTCCCTTTCGGAACGACTTCGAGGAGTCACCCGTGGCGTCCGTCCCTTCGCCGGTTACGTCTACGGACGCGGAGATACCGGTGATCTTGTAGAGCATGGAAATGTCCCAGCCCACGCCGAGAGCCGGAACGAATACGTTCTCGGCGCCGGTTACCCGGGAGGAGTCCCACATCTCGTAGGTCCGGTCGAACAGCAGGTTGAACTGCACCGTCTGCTCCAACGGCATAAGGAAGTCCTTTGCCGTCACGTCGTTCGGGTTGAGGGCGTTGTCGTCCGCCTGGACCGCTGAATTCACGGAGTGCGAAACATTAAGGACGCTCGGGTTGTACAGGAAATTGCACCGGTAGCGCACGCCGTCGACCGGCTTCTCCTGAATGATGAAGCCCCGGCTCAACTTCTTACCGCCGCCCACGAGTGACTGAAGGCCGGGGAGTTTCGTTATCCGGGGGTCGAAAGTGCCGTTGTCCTGGATCCGCGTAGCCATTAGTTTCCTGCCGCGATGATGTTGATTCGGTTGTCCTCGGCGATGGCCTGCATGAACTGCTGGGCAGCATCCCGGGCCGCGCGCTGGTCCATGACGCCCTGCACCTGCACGGTGACCGCACCGGAGTGGAAGTTCAGGGTGGGCGTGGCGCCCTTGGTATTAAGCCCGCCGACGGTCGACATGGCGTTGTTCCCTGCCAGGACCTTGCGCATGGCGTCTGCCTGGTAGGCCGGGATGATCATCTCGCCTGCGTGGACGCGTGCCGTCTGGTCGACGTCGATGTTCGTCGAGCCGACCGCGTAGCCCTTGTACTTCCCGCCGTTGGCCATGGACTTGATGCCCGGCGCGTTGTCCAGCGTGTGGTAGCGCGACTCCTCGTAGCGCACGCCCGCGATGATGTTGTCGACGGGGTTCCAGATGTCCTTGTGGCCCTTGATCGACCACCGGTTGAACGTCGAGTCGATCGTCTGCATGATGCCCTTGGACGGGTGACCCGCCCTGGCGTTGGAGTCGGTGCGGTTGATCGCGTGAGGATTCCCGCTGGACTCGTGCTGGATCATCGTGTTGACGATGGACTCGTTCTGCTTGGTGTCCTGGTGCAGGATCCCGAGCGCCGTCTTGATCCACTTCTTGACGTTGCCGGACGGCATGTTGGTCGGGATCGCGTCGTTGGCGGAGTCGTTCGTCGAATCCTTGCTGGTGCCCGCGCTGGAGCCGACGCCCGCGCCGACAGAGGAGATGCCGGACGCGATGGCGTCAGCCTCCTCGGTCGAGCCGTACGAGCCGACGTCACCGCCGAATCCCATGGAGGACAGGCGGTTGGAGTCCGAACCGGCTGTCTCTTCGGCGTCGCCGGACGGGTCACCGAGGTTTCCGACGGAACCAAGGACCCGCACAGCGTTGGTGAACTCGCCCGGCCGGAAGGACCGGACGCGGACGACGGCTCCCGTGTGCGGCGCCTCAATGATCTTGCCGCCGCCTATGCACATCACGACGTGGTGCGCCGGGTTGCCGTTGAAGAGCAGGTCTCCCGCGCGCACGTCGCTGAGGTTGACCTTCTTGCCCGCCCTCTGCTGCTGCGCGGCCGTACGGGGCAGGGACACGCCGATCTGCTTGAACGAGTACTGGATCAGCCCGGAGCAGTCGAAGCCTTTCGGAGTGCTGCCACCCCACACGTACTTCACGCCCAGGTACCGCATGGCGACCTTGATCACGGCAGCGGCCGTCTTGCCCGCGCCGCTGGTGCCAGTGGCCTTCGCGCCGGACGTCTTGCTGCCCGTGGCGGCAGCGGCCCCGCCCGACCCGCCGTCACCGCCGAAGATGGCGGAGCCCAGACCCCACCCAGCACCGAGCGCACCGCCGATGACTGTTCCTTCGGGCCCGAACAGGGTGCCGATAGCAGCACCGTAGGCGGCGTCCGAGCCAACCGTCGCCGCACCGTTGGCCCATTTGTTGGCCGTCGAGCCCTTCTTGGTGAAGTGGTTGGCGGCTGCGTGACCGCCCTTGTCGATGGCCAAGCCCGCCAGGCCCAGTCCGCCAGCCTTGGCCAGGGGGGAGCGGACCAGGGCGCCTGCCCCGGCCATCAGGCCCCCACTCCTGGCGGCAGCACCGACGCCGCCCAGCAAGCCGCTCGCTCCCTCACCACCGGCAAGCAGGCGCGACCCCATACCCAGGCCGCGCATCATGGCGTAGTTGCCTATGAAGGAGCCAGCGGCAGAGCCCACCAGGGAACCAGCACCTCCGGTGAAGCCCAGGACGGAGTCCGCGCCGGATGACTTCAGGACGCTCTGGAGCGCGGTGGAGAACATGTCCAGGTACTTCGTCGCGGTCTGGAGACCGGACGTGAATGCGTCGTTGGTGTTGACTTCCTGGTTCCGCAGGGTGCCCGCGCGGGTCATGAGGGTGTTGGCGGTCGAGCCGCCGATCTTCCAGTTCAACAACTGCTTCTGAGCGGCGTTCTTCGCCTCCTGGGTCTTGCCGTTGTCGCGCTGGTTGGCGGTGCTGACGTAGGCCTGCGCAGACCCGCCGTGGATCTGCGCGAGCATCATGCCCTTGAGTTCACCCTTGACCAGTTGCAGGGTGTTAGGGTCCAGGCCCCAGGAGTTCAGCGACTGGTTCAGGCCCGAGCCCGGGTCGTCGAGGGTTGCCGACAACTGCGCGCTCGTCTTGACCCGCTTGAGTTCCGGGAACCGCTGGTAGATCTGCTGGGCGATCTGTCGAGGGCTCTGCTTCGTGCCGTTCTTGATCGTCTGGATGCCCATGCCGCGCAGCGTGTTGTACGTCGTAGCGCTCCACGCTGCGGCCGTACCCTGCGCACGCTGCGCCTCGGACATGCCCGGGTTTATGTATCCCGAGGTGCCCTTGGCGTAGTTCCAGTTCGTATTGAAGTTGGCGGAGCCGGGCGACATGCCCATCTGCGACAGCGTGGCGTAGGCCGCTGCTGCGTCCTGGGTGGACTGGGCGGTGAAGTTGTTCTTGAAGGCCGAGTCACGCAGCGTGTGCCAGGACTGGGACGAGTACTGCGCCGCCTGGTAGGCGGTCGTCTGCATGTCGACCTGGTCGGGCAACTGCTTCTGGCTCCAGGAGACGACGCCCTGGAGACCGCCCTTGAGGGTGTAGCGACTTCTGTGGCCGCCGTTGTTGCCCGAGCCACCACCCAGGCGGGGGGTGTTCGTGCCACCGGAACCACCAGAGCCGCCGGAGCCACCGTTGTTGGACGCACCGCCGCCCTGCGAGCCGTTGTTGGAGAAGCGGACGGAGCCACCGTTACCGGCACTGCCGACGTTGCGGGCGTAATTGCTGGTGCCGTTCCATGCGTCGCCCAGCGCCAGGCCCATACCCCGGGCACGGGACATCTGCCCGACTCCGGTGTTTACGCCCTTGAGACCCTTGTTCAGGTCGTTGATGGTATGCGTCAGGGCAGAGATCGCGTCCTGGGCCTTATTCCACCCCAGGAGCGTTCCCTGCCCCGCCACAGTGCTCTCAGCCATTCTCTGCCTCAGCAATTCGCCTATGTCGCTGCGCCCTGAACCACTTCACCCAGTGAAGACGCTCGCGCACGGTCAACCGGCGAATCTCGCTGAGGCTCCACGCCGGACTTAGTTCGACTAGTTGCTCGTATTCGAAGTACGTGTCGTGGTAGTTACAGGCCCTGAAACAG